GGTCGTGCCGGTGAACGTGGCCGAGAAAGCCCCGCTCGTGCGTCATCCCGCCGACGCCAGGCCGCGCTTGCTGCGCGATTATCTCTGGCTCGAAGTCGCCCGGTGGTTACGCGAGGAGCAGCCCGTCTTTTGTGCCGACGATCACGGAGCGTGTGAGGACCTCGCGGGGGAACTGGCGAGTGTGGGCTATGGCCTCGACAGCAACGGCTGCCTCGTGGTGGAAGATAAAGACCATATGCGCAAGCGGTTGGGCATGTCGCCTGACCTTGGGGACAGCCTTTGCACAACCTTCGCGCCAGCGAGGGCACGCAGTAGCGTGATGGAGTTTCATATATGAGCGTGACCGCAACCCATCCCCAATACAATGAGTGGGCAGAAAGCTGGCGCTGTTTACGTGACGCATATGAGGGCTCGAGGGCTGTAAAAGGCTCCATCGCGGGCTCCATCGCGGGCTCCACAAGTAGCCGTGACAGGTCGGCAGCGGGGACACGTTACCTGAGCCAGCCTGCGGGCATGCGGAAGCCGCAGGAGTACGCGAGCTATAGGGACCGCGCAGCCTGGGTCGGGGCCACGGAATCCGCCGTGCACGGGATCACCGGGGCTGTGTTTCGGCACGAGCCGCACATTGAGGCCCCTGCGAGCCTGGAGCCGCATCTGGCGGATATTACGCAGACCGGGATGTCGCTGCGCATGTTTGCCGAACAGACGATACGCGAGACGCTCCTCATGGGGCGCTTTGGGCTCCTGGTCGATTACCCTGCCCCCGTGGTGGAGCTGCCCGGCATTGAGGCGATGCCTGATCCGCAGGCGCGGCCGTATTGGGTGGCCTACGCGACCGAAGAGGTCCGCAACTGGCGCACAGTGCAACGTGGTGGCGATACGATCCTGAGCCTGGTCGTGCTCGAAGAAACGCTCTCGGTGCCGAAAGGGCTATGGCCCTCGCCGGACTTTTTCGTGGTCGAGGACCGCACGATGTATCGCGTTCTGCGCCTCGATGAGCAGGGCCAGTACGAGGTGAGTCTATGGCTGGAAGATACGTCCCTCGGACCGGGCGCTGTCCGTACGGCGACGTTGCAGCAGGCCTGGCGGCCCTTGCGCCAGGGACGGCCCCTCGACTTTATCCCGTTCTGGGTGTTTGCCCCCTTCAGTCTGGACCTGACGCCGCAGAAGTCGCTGCTCGAAGCCCTGGTCGAGCGCAACTTTCTGTGCTGGAGACACAGCGCCGACTATGAGCATGCCCTGCACCTCACGGCCATGCCAACCTTTTATGTCGCAGCCAACATGGAGGCGCCACCGGAGCTGTACGTGGGGGCGTCCATGGCGATCTTTCTCCCCGACAACCAGGCGAAGGTGGGCCTGGTCGAGTTTCACGGTCAGGGACTTCAGCCCCACGAGCATGCCCTGCAAGAAGACCTCAAGATGATGGCGGCGCTGGGTGCTAGGCTCCTCGAAGGCCCGCCCCAGGTGCAGGAAACCGCACGCGGGGTGCAGTGGCGCATGGGGGGGAGTGATTCACCCACACAAAGTCTCGTCAGCGTGGTGAGTCAGGGGCTAACGTGGGCACTCCAAGTGCACAATTGGTGGGCCGGTTTTTCAGAAAATATTGATGATCCCGCCGTCCATATCAGTCTCAATAAAGATCTGGTCTCGAATACGATGGAGCCCCAGATGTTGACGGCGTTGATGACGGCGCTTCTCAATGGCACTATTAGTTACGAGACATTTTTCTTTAATCTTCAACGTGGCGAGGTGGCGCGACCGCTCACCACCGCAGAAGAAGAACAAATGCTTATCGAAGATCAACAAGCACAGCGCCCACTCGTGCCGCCGCCCGCAGGACCTCCGCCCCGGGCAACGAATGGCACGACACGTAGCGCGGCGTAAGGAGTGGATATGCCTCTCGACATGCGGGACATTGCCGGGAATAGTTTTTGGCATGGCCTGCCGCTCAACGCTGATCCGCCCACCGCGTACTGCAAAACCTATTGGCCGAGTCGCGTCTGCACGTGTGGCGCGACAGTGCTTACGTGGGCCACGCGCTCGGTGCCGACCGCCCCAGGCGAGGGCGTGAGCTATGTTGGCGCGTCCGTGTTTGTGCATGCGCAGCAGCCACAGGATGGCAGCGGTCCCTTGTGCGAGACGGCGGCGCCCGCCGAGTGCTGTGCGTGTGGCACGTATCGCATCGTGTGGGAAACGGTCTAGGAGGAATGTCTATGCCACTGCGCAAGGCGCCCAAGGGCGCAAGCAAGAAACGGCGGCAATCTGTTGCTAGTAGTAATATTAGAGAAATGCATAAGTCAAGTCGATTTAAAAAGGTGGCCCGTAAGTTTGGCAAAGCCCGGGCGAATCGCATGGCCGTTGCCGCCGGGCTCTCTGCCATGCGCGGCGGGCGCAAACGCCGGAGGAAATAACGATGGAACCGTATGATCCTACCCTTGAAGCCCTGGTCGATGCCATGATTCAGGCCCTCGACCACGACGCGGATATGACCCAAGGCTATGTCGCCAAGCTGCGCTCTCTCGACATTACGCTGACACAGATGCTGGCTGATCCCGAGGCCCATGGGCTCGTCGGGGAGACGCCGAATCCTGAGACAGAGCAGATCATGCGCCAGGCGCTGGGACACCTCGATGCCAAGGCGGGCGATGTGGAGTTGGAGTATCTCCAGGTGCTTGGGCGGGTGCGCGCGGCGATCGAGAAGGAACTGTTTAAGTGGGCATCCTCACTTGTCCAGCCAGCAGGATTCAGTGGCGAGAGTCAAATCCCTGTCGGTGGCGGTGAGTGGGAGGCTCATACCGAAGGCGTCTCCGAACCTGCACGGCAGAGACTCACGATCTAGGCAACGTACCCTAGGAGGTGATTATGGCTGAGTCTACGAACATTGAAGCGCTCCAGGACCAACGCAACCAGGAAACGCTTCAGCTCTACCGGCGCAATGCCCTGCGGCATACCCTGAGCGTCCTCGATCCGCAACCGGGCGATGTGGCGCTCGACTATGCGGCACTCGTCACGCGCTTGCAAGAGGTGCTGGCGCGGGAGGCTGCGCCAGAAGCTTCGCAGGCGACGTAGCTGAGGGCGTATGGCCGAGTCTCTCAACCAGCAGATTGCTGATCGCCTCGTCGAGCAACAGCTCAAGGCGGCACGGGTGGAAGCGCAGCAACGCCGTGAGGTTTGGGCGATCCTATTCTTGCTGCAACAGGACCTTGTCGCGGCCATCACCGCGACCGATCCGACGCAGTGGGCCCTGCTCAGTCGCCGACGCCGGGAGGTCGAGACGCTGGTCGCTGAGGAGCTCGATCCGCTCATTACCTCGCGCTATCAGCAGATTGCTGCGCTCATCGACGCGGCCATGTTGCGCCTGGCCAAACAGGAGACGCAGGCGGTCGAGCGCATCGTCAATACTGTCACGGGGGAAGAGACCATTGAGGCACAACCGTCCGAGCGCCGTTTACGTGCGGGCGTGGTGCTGGGCATTTTCCCCTCCGCCACGACGCCCACCGACCTCAGTGCGCAAGGGGCTGAGTGGTGGCAGCGGCAGGGCAGTAGCCTCAGTCAACGCCTGGGCGATCAATTACGGGTGAGCGTGAGCTTAGAGGAATCGTTACCGCAGATGACGCAGCGGGTGCGGGGGACACGGGCCAACGGCTTCGAGGATGGGCTGATGGGGAAGGCGCGGCAGGATGCGAGTCGGCTCCTCACGACGCAGACGACCAATGCCGTAGGGGAAGCGCGGGCGGCGGTGGCGGCAAGCAATCCTATAGGGCTAATAGTCATCCACCAATCAGTCCTCGACTCGCGCACATCGTCTATATGCCTAAGTAGACATGGCTTGAAATATACAGCAGATACACACGAAAGCATTGGTCATTCGATTCCATATCTCTCAGGTGTACCATATCACCCTAATTGTAGAAGCTCTATAGTCCCGGCGATAGATGATGGCGGGCCGATTCGGCAGGAGAATGTGAGTCAATGGCTCAGCCGACGCGATACGGCATTTCAGGATGAGGTCCTTGGGCCGACGCGAGCGGCACTCTGG